GTGTCTTTGTTTTGGTATGCTTGTTGTACTTCTCCTCTAATTTCAGATACAGGTATACCTGTTTGATCAGAGATTCGCGTAGACAGTGCATTTATATCTTTTTCTGGTTCCTCACTAGCTAGTAGTCCACCTAATAATGATGTGCCTACTACAGCTGCTGTTGCACCGCCACCCGGTATTTTCGCTAGTAATTTACTAAAAGGACTTTTATCTCTTATAATGTTATCAAATTTATCTACGCCCAAAGCTTTGCCTGCAAATAAATTTTGTATACCACCAAGTCCAAATATACCTGGAGCTGATCCTCCAAAAGATGCTCTACCAAATATACCACCACCTATACCACCAGTTGTTCCCATTCCTGGTATACCAAATAAGACTGCGCCAGTAAGAGCAGCTTTACCTATTGGCGATTTAGCGACTTTCTTAACAGCGCCTGTAACTTTTTTAACTAATTTACCTAAGCCATATTCTTGTCTTGGTTCTCCACCTTCTGCTAATCTAAATCTTTCAGAAATATCAAAAGCTGTTGGACTAGCTCCTCTAATACCTGCAATAAATTCTGCCATGTCGCTTTGTTCAGATTCTATATCTGAAGGTAGTTTTGGAACTTTTGGTAGGATAGGTAATACAATATTATCATCATCTTCATTATTAAATCTAGTAGTATTATTTCTTGTCATTCTCATCGGTAATTGATTTGGCGTCATAAAACTTCCTGATAGTCTTGCATTAGCAAGCGCTTGTTCTCTTGCAAGTTCGTTATTAATTGCTCTGTTGGCTCCAATACCAAAGAAAGGGTTTTGTAAAAAAGAAAAAGCTTTCATAAAATTTCTTGTTGTTCTACTTGGGCCAGTGTCGTACGTTACAGCAGGATTAGTTCCTGGACCTATTGCCTTTGGAGATGTAAAAGTAATATTATCACTATCTCCTCCACCACCAAATCCACCAAAAGTGCTAGAACCTGTATTTAAATCATCAGCTGCTGCTGATAATCCAGAGGCCACACTGTTTGGATCATCTACTCTACCAGCATCGAAATACCCTTTTCTAGGTGCTCCGCCTTCTGCTAGTAATTGTCTTGCTATTTTTGATCTAATTATTGCCATTTTTTCACACTACTTTGTTTTAGGTAACAAATCAAGCGAAGGCATGATTACTTTAACATCTCTTCTAATCTCTGCTTCTGGTATGCCTTTTGCTCTCCATTCGTCTTCTGTGTTATATATCTCGCCTGTTTTAAGGTTAGATATGGTTGTTATTATCTTCTCTGGTTTTAATACTTGCATTACGATACCACCTCTCTTGGTTCTATTTCTAATATTGAAGCTATGACATGTATTCTTCCTGCATAGCCCACTTGTACTTTCAACGCCTCCGCAGCTTCCATGACTAGGGGCTGAGTTAAAAGTTCTACCGTAGTATTGGCAGATATTGATTTACTCTTAAACAAACTAAATATATTAGTTGATGCATCAACCAACGTTACGGTAATTGTGTCTCCTGATCCAGAATCATCAGATACTAAAATAGATTTAACTACAGCAGTTTTAAACGACGGCACTGTATATACAGTTGTTAAATCTGTAGATGTTAAATCGTTCTTTTTATTTATAAAACTATTAGCCATTAATTTATAAAGAAGCTTTGTGCCTCTACCTCATCTTTTAATTCTTGTTGATATGTAGTATTTAATTTTTGCACGATACCATCAAGGTCTCTAACTTGTGCATCAGCTACTTCTTGTTTATATATTTTACTGGGTCTTGTTAATACTTGAACTATCTTTGCCATTATCTTCTACCATCCGCTTGTATATCTAATCTAAATGTTCCTAACTTCCAATCCTGAGCTGAACTAGTGTTTTCTATTTTAAGTGCAATGGCTCTTGCTCTGGCTCTAGTATCTACCTTCTGTGTACTAGATGTAATATCAAAAGGTCCAAGTGATGAGCTTGCAGACGTGTCATTTGGAAAGTTTCTTAAATTTAACGTAACTCTAGTTGCTCCTGTTTGTGAAATAAAATCAGGTATGAATCTTCTTATCTTCATCATAAACTCACCATCACCTCTTAAATCAGCTATAGAAGAGGTTGTACCTCTTTGTACTCTTTGTGTAATGTCAAAGTCTCCTGATGTAATATTTGCTGTAATTGCTGTTACTGTTCCGCCTTTAACTTGATCAGTTCCTGTTTCATGTTGATAGTATGTTGTAATACCATCTGTGTTTCCTTGCACATACGTAGATGATGTTGCTGGCTCTACTCCATCTGCATCATACTCCATAGCGTGTGGGCTACCAAACACAGCAGAGTCTGCCCATGCTGTTCTAGCTAAAGTTCCAACAGTCCACACAGGTCTTTGTGGTGAAGAGTCAAAATAATTATAACAAACCATTTTATTTACAACTGCAGAGTTTGCTGATGGGTAAAACCACATAATCTCACCAAACAAGTTATTTAATCCTGCACTAATCATTTGATTACCAGAATCTAAATTAATATCATCATACACGTGATCCTCTACTAAACATGGTAGTGATTCAAGAGCACCCGCATATTTGAAGAAACCATTTTCTGAAAACCAATATGCAGCACCGTCCACCTCTACTGCTGCGTTCTTACCAGCTAATCCACAGTTTGTTCCTGCTTGTACAAACGAGAATGTAAAAGGTTGACCAACAAATCTTTGTAAAAACAAAGCTGTATCTGTGTAAACATAGATTGCATCTCTACCTCTAATGGCTCCCATGATCCGTGATCCGTCGGCCAGTCTCTGTGT